GTTTCTCTACCCGACAACTGCGATTCGTTTACATAATCTCCCTCAGAAAAGTATTTATTTAATAAATCTTCCTCTTCTTCCGTAATCATTACGAATAATCCACCTAATATCTCTTTTAATTTCATTACATACCTTCCTGGTCTGCTTGTTGTTTTCTAAGTTTATTAAGTAAATTTCTAAACTGTATTCTAGTATCTGGATTCATTGCCAGATTGTCTAAGTTAGCGGCTTGATGTGCTAATGCTTGACGTTGTATAGGAGTCAGTACTTGTCCTTGTTCTGCTTTGTCAATCGCATTTGCGGCCATCTGTGCTGTTGCACCGCCTAAATTATCTCTACCAAGTCTTTGCATGGCTTGTGTTCTTTGTGATTTTAATCTGTTGTTTTGTGCTTTAACATCTTGTGCTGAAGGTTCTACTTGTTGTTCGGCATCAGGACCTTGTGAGCCTGTGCTGTAGGCTTCGCTAAATTTTTTCCAATCCTCATGTGATATGTAAATGTCTGTGTCTGGGTCGTAGTAACTGCCTTCTATCGGGTCGTAGTACACTACTTTGCCTGATTTTGTCGCAATTGGACCTTCTAGACCATCACGTGGTTCGTATTTTTCTTTGTCTATACGTGGAAGTGTATGTTGAAGTGTTTTTGCTCTTGCTATGTCTGGAGAAATATGCATCTCTGCACCCTCATCAACGTCATCACCATAAAGACCGTGTTTCACATCTCTACGATGCTGTTCTTTGTCATCTTCAGACTCGTCTTCTTCTTCGTCATCGCCGTAAAGACCATGTTTCACATCTCTACGATGCTGTTCTTCTTCGTCATCAATGTCATCAATAGGACTTTTCCAATTAGGGTCTCTTGCTGGCATTCCCATGATACGTTCAATATTATCTTTGTCTTGGGTTTTTAATGAGTTCATCACTTTGATATAATCAGAAAATGTCAAGGTTTTCAGTCTTTTTTTAACATTTTCAACTGGAATATCCATAAATGTAGCAATATCTTGTATTCTATCTTCAATACCTTCTTTAAACATTGTTTTTTCTATTTCATTCTTTAATGTCATTATATTCTCCGTTATCTTCTATTTAGTGTCTTTAAACGTTTACTCGCTGGATTCATTCTACGAGTCATTTTCGATTTACGTTTCATTCTAGCACCCATTTTTGCTTTTGTTCTTGCTAATGTGAAACGTTTCTTCATATTAACAGGTTTAAAGCATGCCGCTGGTTTAGTTACTGTCTTACCCTTAAGTCTTCCAGAGCCACATCTATATTTACGAATAATTGCTCTTCCTTTTCTAGCATATACTAATTTTGCTTCGTATACTTCTTCTTGGGCAAGTTCATTAAATAACATTTTGTTTCTCTTATAGAATATTAAACATCTGTGCAAAAATGGCAATCAACATAGTAGAAAATAAAGTTGATGCCGTCCATAACAACATCTTCTTTATATCACTAAAACCTTTTTCCATATCTTTTTCATTTTTATCAATCTTTTCATTAATCTCTTTTAAAGACTTATTAAAATGATGATATCTCTCATAGCATACTGCTACGTGAGTTTCCAAACTCTCCGCTTCTAGATGTGCTAATTTTGGTTCTTTATCAGCCATAGTAGAATCTCCTCAAATATAATTAATTTCTAATTGTATTTATCATTTGATGTCGGGAGTTATGTCCAGCCAAAACAAAAAGAGGACAAATTGTCCTCTCTTAGTTGAATTAATTAATTAATTAGTTTAAAGTATGTCTGACATAGAGAATTCTATGTTTGATGTGCTAAGTAAGACACTATCTATTGTTACTCCGTGAAAAAGTTCTTTTAGAATACCAACATTGTCTCCAGCACGTTCAAATACTTGACTATGCTCAACAGCAAATTTAAAGATAAAACCTGCACCTGTAAAAGTTGGTGCTATACCGTCTAATGTAACAGATATAGGATTATTCATAATGACTGGTTGTGCAACCAATGATATAAGATTAACAATATCGTCTAAATTTTGTTGAGATTGATTTAAAAGGTCACCAGTATGCGTAATATCCAATGTCTTTACATACATTGTATAGAAATTAATATTACCTGATAAAGTTTCACTTGCCGATGCGGCGCCGTGTATTTTTGCCATAATAGTATCTCCGAACTCTTGTTAATAGTATTTATCTAAATTAAGAGACTTCTTTATATTACGTGTTTATTTGAATTTACTGTATTTTCTACCAGTAACGTATGTTGTTTGACCTAGTTTATTGCCTAGGGCTTTACCTGCTTTCCAGGCACCGTACATACCAGCCGCGGCTGTAGCCGCTTTGGTTATTGGTTTATCCCATATATTCTTAATGGCGTCTGATGCTTTAGTACTATCTTTATGAATATAATTGCCACGTTTTTGTAATTTTAGAAGTGCTGGAAATATTTCGGCTAGTCTTGCTTTTCTACGGAACCATTGAACTAGTCGTGTTACTACTAATGCTCTCTGATTTTGACTTAGATTGTCCCAATCTCCAACTAGTCTACGAACTGATTTTAACATACCGTCTTGAACATTAAGATTTTTCTGATAACGTAACAAATATCTTTGTTCAAATGATGTATCACTTCTATTGTTAGAATAATGAAGTAAAAATCTTAAAATATCGGCTTTATACAATGACATCCTAGAAAGAAATATTGCATCTTTTTCATCATCACCAATATCATTATCTTTGCCCATTAAACGATTAAGAGCCATATACATATCAGTTCCATTTGTTCTGAAATAATCAAAATTTCTAAAAACCATAGTGCGTTTTGCTACATCTGATGCCAGTGGGGCAAAATCATAATCTTTATTAAATATATTCAATACAAGAAAGTGACAAAACACTAAATCAGCCGCATCATCTACATTGACATCATTGGCCATTTTCTTTGTTCTGAAAAGTCTACTTTCAGATAAAGTATTTACAAGTTCTAGTTTTTCTCTTTCGTACTGTTCCATCATTTGCTTTCCATTTCTTCTATCATCTTTGCATTTTCACGAGTCTTATCACTTGAGTATGTGGTAAAAAACCCTGGTACAAACATATGTACCATCAATGCCAAAGTCATCTTTAAACACTCTATCATAAACAAAAATGCAAAGATAAAATGCTTCCAATAAGTCATATCATTGTTAATAAGGTGTTTTTTTGACTCCTTAAAAACCATAATTCTCTCTCCTTAATTATAATAGTATTTATCTTGTACTTCCGTTTCGACATCTCTTACTGTTAGGATGTCGTTGACATCTAAATGAGCCATGACTCATATGCTTCTTAGTTGCAGTTGCTTTACGAGTACTTGGGTCTCTTTTAATCGTTACAAATGGTATTCCTCTTTTACCCATATTATCTCTCCCGACTCATATTCGCCGCTGTAAATCCTGCTCTGTTTACAAGTTTCACGTCTTTATCTATTACGTAGCCTTCTCCACCTTTCTCGCCATTTGTACTGGCTTCTATATCTGCTGGTTGAGAATCTAACGTTTTAATAATCTTATTCTTTGTAGTCATAACCCCTTTGATGAAACTGAATATTGCTTCAAATCCATCACTATTTTGTTGAACCCATTGAACTACTCGTTCTTTCTTGGGTCCACTTAGTTTTGATGAGTTTACCCACTCACTAAAATTCGTTCCTAGTTTATCTAAATTGCCTGCTTTCACACTATTATTAATATAAGTGTAAAGAATATTACCAAAATCTGCCATTTTTAATTCGGCTGGCACTGCCAATAACTTATCAATTGCATTAGCATTTGATTTTAAATAACTTTCTAATCTGTCTACTTCAGGAAGGTCAACTCCTGGAGATTTAGTAACATAAACTGGTGGCATAATCCATGTTTTGCCTGCTCTAAGTTGTCCCATATCTACACCACTTTTATTTCCGTCTAAATCAATTGATTGATGCACTACAATACCGATATCATAATTAATTATTTTTTTACCGATATCACTATTAGCATCTACTGAGTATGTTGTTGTGTTTGGCTTGAATATAAGTCTGCCATCTTTTGTTTGGGGAGTTGAGAACCATAACAAGTCACCGTGTAAGTATCCTCTGAAATCTCCAGGTATAACACTTTCTACTTTGTCCCATATGTTCTTCATCTTTGATGCAAAATCTCGTTTGCTATCGTCTATTCCATCTTTGGCTCTGTTTAAAAACATTTTCTCTAAGTCATCACCACTTGTTACTCTGCCGTCATAACCTTTTGCAGTGAATCCACTTTTATCTGTAAGTACAAATTCGCCATTTTCATTGCGACCAAAGATAACGGCTGGTGAGCCATCCCATTTGATACTAATTGATTTTGGTGAAGATTCTACTTGATGTAATTTAGCGATTGCTTTTTGGCCACCAACTGAACCGTCCCAGATAATCAAGTCTTCTAAATGATGAATTCTTGCACCCTCTTCTTTAAGGGCTTTATCCAGAAGTTTCTTCATCTTCTGATGGAAGCCGATTTGTTTATTACGAGGTATTCTTGGTCCTCTAAATCTTCTTTCGCGGCCTTTGTCTAAAAGGACTATTTCACGGACTTTCATATTATATCCTCTTATATGGAGATTCGCCAGTTAACCTAGGACGTGCAAACCATAACTTGAACCATTCTTGTGTTCCTGGTTCTATTTTATGTTTCTTTTGATACTTAGATTTTGCAGTTCCAATATAGGAAATATTCTCCTGATTCAACTCTTCTGGTTGATAGGGCTTATAAATTCCTGATAGAACTTTTAATTCTTTAAGTTGTCGTTCAAGAGTCATTTTTTCGCTTCGCATGAGTTATTCCACGTTTGAATTTTCTCATGTCACCCGTACGAATGCTGTTAACAAGACGCTTGGTTAAATCCACAGCAACAGATTCATCAAATTCACGATTTATGAACTCGATTAGATTTATTGCACCAGTAATTATATGTTCGCCTTTTTGCTCGACAAATCTCTCTGGCTCATTTTTAGAAATCGCCATTGAGTTTAATTCTTCAAATAGACTTCTACGTGGTTTTTTAGTCATAAAATAATTCTCCTATCAGTATTTATCAATTATCATCGAACGGAGTAGACTTTTTTGACTTTACCATAGCACGTAGATTCATTGCTGATTCTGTTTTTTCTGGAGGGATTGCTGATGTTTCATCAGAACTTATAGTTTTTCTCTTTAATATGTCTGTTATCTTAGATGCATCTTGTATTCCTACTGCTAAATCATCATCTTCTAAGTCTGAATCACTAATTCTAAGACTATCTCTGTCAAATAATAGATTTATTTTAGAACCAACACCACTTGAACTTCTTGTTTTTAGTAGTTGGAGTTGATATTGACCACGTTCTCTCATTGCATTACTTGTAAAGATACCAATAACATTATCAGCAGTTTGAATTTTAGAGATACCACCAGCAATATGAGAGTGGTCAAATTCAATTTGTTCTACTGCTTGACGATTTAATTGTGAGGCTGTAACCGCAACTAATTCTGATTCCATTGCAAAGTTACGAATTTCTTCTGTGACATACTTATCTTTAATAAACAAATCACCAGGTTGAACTTTCTTAGTTGCAGGCATTAAAAGGTCTAGATAATCAAGACAAATACAATCGACAATTTTACCTGTTACAATTTGAAGTTCTTTTAAATAAGCACGAACATCATTGATTGTTGAACCCGAATGCATATATTTAAGTCGAAGCATACCTGCTTTCTTACCAACTGTTTTAACTTTTAATTCAACATCATCTAGTTCTTTAAAAATACGTCTAGTACTTTTATCTGTTACCATTGCGTCTATACGCATTGCTGATAATTCTTCTGATAATTCTAAAGTAATATATGCAACATTCAGTCCTGATTGTGCCCAGTTCAATGATAAATTCTGCATGAATAAAGATTTACCTGAACCAGAACCACCAGCAAAGATAGTTACTTCACCTCGATTAATACCACCATAAAGTTTATCATCTAAATCTTTCCAACCCGTACATATTTGTCCATTATTTTCCTTTAAATACTCAAGTCTTTTTCTTGGGTCATCAAAATAATCTGTACCCAATGACCTAGTTAATCCAATTTGAACTGCATCTTTGATTGTTGTTTCTACTTCACCATATTTACCTTCTTCAAGTAAATCAGCACTATTAACGATTGCTCGTTCAATTGCTTTGTGCCTACAGAATGTTTCGAACTCGTCAATAAACCATTCACTATGTTTTTCTATATCTTCAAGTAGTTCTATTTCTTGTCCTGTTTCTGCTTTTATCTGCTCAACTGTCGGCATAGTAGAATATTCTGCACTATATCCAATAAGAAATTTTACAATATCACGGGTTGGTCTATCAAAATGTCGTTCATCAACAATTCCCATTATTCGTGTGAATAACTGAGGGTCAGTTAGCATAAATTGAACGAACAATTTCTGCAAGTCTGCTGAATAGTTTTTGACTTCTGACATTTATATCCTCTAAGTGTTTATAATATTATACAAAATTTTAAGTACTTTGTCAATATGTTTCGACTAGTTTATCTGCAATTCCATGTTTAATTGCTTCTTCTGGCGTCAACCAATGGTCTGTTTTAGGCGCCAATAGGTGCTTTCTAATATATGGTTCTTTCTTTCCTGTACATTTCATATAATGTTCAAGTAGTTTCTTGTTAGTCCATTCCATATGAGGTTGTGCATCTAGCATATCATGATACTTACCTTTTGTTACACCACTAAACTCATGTGACATGACTGCTGTATTTTGAGTTAGATAACGATGTCCTTTGACACCAGCCATCATAAGCATAACACCACACGATGCAATTGAACCCATTCCGTATGTATATACTGGAATTCGTGACTGCTTTACTACATCAATTAAGTGCATACAACTATCAACATATCCGCCAGGACTGTTGATGTATAAATGAATAATCTTTGGAGCCTCTTTTTCTGGCATTAAATTATACTCCATTACCATCTTGACTAACGGCATACAATTTTCCTGATTAAATTCTTTATCCATATGCAACACACCATTATCCCTTAGAAACTCTCCTGGTGGCTTTGGTGGCACCGGAGGCATTGGCATCGGTGGCGGTGGTGGCGCATCTGGCATTTTTTTAGGTTCTGGTATTACATTATATCTTACATCTATATCTTTTTCCATTACTTCTCCTACGCTTTTTAGTGCGGTCGTTTGGCAAACCCGCCCCTTGAGTCATTATATTACGTTACATTATTCGTGTCTTCACACTTATTTTCGTTTTATTACTTATTCGACCATCAACAATAGATTTTAATGTATATAATTTTCCATATTCTTTTACTGAATCCGCCGCGTCTTTAATATGTTCTTCCCAGATTGGAAATGAAACACTCCAACCATTTTCTTGTGCCTGATGAATTAACTTTTTGCCAGCATTATCTCTATCAGGACACACAATTACTTCCCCTTTAAACTGATTAATATAATCAATTTGTTTTTGTGATGCTTCGTTGCTCATTATCGCAACACAATCTAATACTGCCGCATCAATCGTTCCTTCTACTACAATTAAAAACTTTTTATCTTCTCTAATCTTATCTGAATTGTATAAAAAATTTCTTGGTTGTTTCGTCATGTATTTAGACTCTGATTTGCCTGATACATCTCTGCCTGTATATCCGACAATTCTATCGCCTTGTTTAAATGGAAATATTATACGATTCTTAAATCCAAATGAACTACTCCAATATGTATCAACAAAGTCATATAAACCTCTGTCTAAGAGGTATTTTGCCGCCATAATGGCACCTTCAGATGGATTATCTTTATTTATTACATCTTCTAGTAATTCTGAACTCTCTGGTAAGTCCATACTAGCAAATGATGGAATTCTTGTTGTTTGGGTCTTTGATGTAAACACCCATGGACCTTCTGATAATTCTTTTTCTCTTATAC